GTTGGCAAACGCAGAGCCGGACACGAATGTCCCGTTGATGTGGTGATGGTTGCCCTCGTCGGTAACGCTTGTGACGAGGAAGTTGAAATGGCTGGTGTCCGCGTTGGAGTTGCTGCGGATCACGACCCGCGCCTTGATCGTCGAGGTCGAGTCGTCAATCAAGGCCAGCAGTGCGCTGGTGTCCGTGCCGTCAATGTCCGTGTCCCTGATCGAGATCCGTGTAACGGCACTCAAAGTCGAGCTGTTGAATTTGAGCTGCCCCTGATTAGGTGATCCCGGGCTTGTGTTCGTGTCGAAGGTGTATTTCAGCCCGGCACGGTCGCCTTGATCTCCGGTGGCTCCTTGGATGCCTTGGATGCCCTGTATGCCTTGGATACCCTGCTCGCCCTGATCGCCTTGCACGCCCTGCAACCCGCGCGATACGGTCACGGCTACGGTTGCCGCGCCTCCTGTTTGTGTGACGTTCGCGGTGGTCATGTCAATGGGGTGATGGGTTGGTCGAGTTGCAGATACATCCGTGTAGTGATATCGCGGTTGCCGGGGGATGTTTTTAGCACGATGTCGAAGACATACTTCGCGTCCTCCAGGTCATCGGTTGAGCGGTGGATTACCACGTTGCCGCCTGATACGGTCGGAGCAAGCGAGAACGCATCATTGCAGCTCTGCATCGACCGCATCGCGCTTGTTACCGTGAACGTGCCGTCGATGGTGATCGGTGCGCCAGCATCATCAAAGAATGACGCGGTGATGTCGAGGTCTTGCCCCCGGATGAGATAGATAGTATCGGCCATTGGTTAGTCTCCGGCGTGGATGTCGATGTAGAGCGTGATAGGTGCAACGTCTCCCTCGAAGGTCACTGTGTCCCCTGCTGATGGGTGCGCCCCGGCTGGGCTGGATTGCAGGCTCATAAAGGGAGCGGTGAAAATGTTTGTGTTCGTGCCGTCGGCGATCTCGACTGTCCCGGTTGTCGAATCCGAGCGGATCAGGATCGAGTGGACTTTCGTCATCGTCGGCAGTGCGCGGCCTTCGTAGTCGGTCGCGTCCCAAGTCACGCCTGCGAATTTGAATGCCCGGCTTGTGCCGACTCCCGCCGTGGTATTGGTCGAGGTCGTTGCGGTCGTGATGCCTGCGGATGTGCCGTTGGCGTGCGCGAGGTTGAGCGTGGAATCGTTCGCAGCCTTCTCGATGGCTGTCAGGCTGTAATCTGCACTCGTGCCGCCTACGGTGTAATGCGCGGTGATTGCGGCGGTGGCGGTCAATGCTGCCCGAACCTTGGTGGCGACCTTGGCAGCGGTGTCGTCGGTCAGCAGCAATGCAACCGGCACAAGCAAGGGCGATCCAGTCACAAGCGCAGAGGTGACGGTCACGTTGAGGTTGCCCGCCGTGGTTGCCCCGGCTGCTGCCACAATCGTCGCAGTCTCGACTTGGTTGGTTCCTGCTACCGTGCCGGTGACTGCGCCGGTCGAGAGGTTCAGGGTCAGCGTGTCACCGTCCTGAATGAGCATCCCCATCGAATAGGCGACGGTTGGCACGTCCGTGTAGCTGAGTGCTCGCGCTGATGTGCCGATGCTCTGCGAGCCGCTGACGTTGACCGCGCTGGGATCGGCGGTTGCCAACATCCCGAATCGAACTTCTGTTCCGGAAAGAGTCATGGCGTAGGCTTGCCCGATGCGTGGCGAAAGTCAAACAGGTGGCCCGAATGTCACATCTTCGATGGCAACATCAATCTGGCCGTTGAAATCATCCACATAATCAGCTTCCGCATAAATTACCCAAAGATTGCCGCATGCCCGCCCCATCAATCCGAGATCGTTTAGATCAACCACGATTTCGATGGTTCCATCGCCCGTCAAAGTTTCTTCTTGGATTAGCACGTCGTTAATTTCGACCCTAATGGTAAAAGTTGTGCCTGTCCCCATTCTGGGGTTTTGAGCCACGACGGTGGCTTTCCAGATGCAACATGTCGCAAACTTAACACTGCCTGATCCACTTTCGTAAAATCCTCCTTCGCCAATTAAAATCCATGCATCACCGAAGGGGCCAGTAAGATCACCATCTAGAAAATCTATTGTCCGCCAATTCGGTAAACCTCCCGAGTCACAGCAGTAGAGCGTCCCGTCAATGTCGATAGGCTGGATCAGGTGATTACTCATGGCGTAGGTATCCCAAGGATGGTGTATTCGGTCGGTAATCCATCTATGCAGATGTTTACCGTAACCTCGTCGTATTCAACCCATTCTGGCGCGGTGCCATCATGGTGCATGACCCAGCGTTTGCCGGTATCGGGGGCGGAAGGGGCAGGCAATAAAATCCATTCCTCGGCAGTCGCGTCCCAATACAGCATATCGCCGTCTGTCTCTCCGTCCGGGATTCCGGCGGAATCTATCTCTATGTTAATGGTGTCGGCGTTTTCGGTAATCGTGATGCCATCTCCGGCAGTCAAATATCTCAACTCCCAAGCCCCCGTTGTTGTGTTCCACTGCTTCATCACACGCGCTTCTCCCGCACTCGGTGATGTCGTAGTGTTTTCCAATAGCTCTGGCTGAAAATGGTCAATGTGACCAGTGTGGAGTTGGTTGCGTTGTAGTTGGGGTGGGGTTGTCGTGCTTTGAGGGTTGGCGACGATCTCAGCAATGCGGATGTAGCGTTGCCCAGGCGTGCCTGTCTGGTCGTCACCGCCGATAAGCTCGGGAGGAGCATCATCCGGCCATGCGGTTCCGCTGTCGAACTCTGCCGCCGTGCATTTGCCTTCGGCATCAATCGTCAGCTCGACCCAGAGCTTGTCGTCCTCGATAACAGTAAGCGGCGCGTCGGGTGTTGGCAGGGATGTAATCTCGATTGGAGCGCCCGTCTCATCACTGGCATTGTGGCGAGGCACGACATGACCGAACTCAGCATAGACCTCATATGTAATCGGATCGTCATCAACTTTCCGCAGCGTGATCCATAGCGGCGGTTTTATTGATTTATTGGTTCCCTTTGCGACCGTGCCGACAATCTTCCGATCTCTTAGCTCAGTCAATGCCCGATTCACGCCCCGCGCCCAGCCTATCAGGCCGCCGACCGTGTGAGGCCTTGCCGGGATCGTGACGTTACCTTTTAGCCAGAAGTTCATGCGCCGTAAAGGAATTGATTTTTTGCGTTGTCTGGGATCAGCCGGAAGTCGAGGGTCTTGATGAACCTATCCTCGCCGGATTGTGTTTGATTTGCCGATGCCAGCATGTAGCACCAGTCGCTAGATGGCTTCTGCGGGTTGCCTGGCGGGTTTGCCACGATCTTGTTCAGGGAGTTGAGCTGCGCAGCCGTAAAGGGTTTCGATCCTTCGGTGTGATAACTGTATGTCCATCCAGCTCGATCCCAAGTTGATTCGCCTTCTGCGATGATCTTTAGGAACATCAATCCGTCTTCAGACGTGACCTGATCTGCCGCTGGCCGGATTGAATACTCGCCATCAACGGTGTTTAAGGCTAATGCAAATTCTCCAGGCGTGAATGGGTCTTGTATGTAAGACCATTCGCCGCTCAATAGGTTTCCTAGAGATGTTTTTTCAGCCGCAGATAACGGCTCCCACTTGGGATGGGAGGAAAGAGCATCGGGATTGAGCTGCCCAGACAACGTGCTTGTCGCCACAGTCAGCTCATCGCCGCTGGAATCGTTGCCAGAGTATTGGTATCCGGTGAACGTGCATTTGATGAGCGTGAAGCCGTCGCCCCGGTCGGTCGGATCGGTCTTCTTAAGTTTGAGGCTGCGATAGATCGACGGCACTTCGGGGAATATGCTGTCCCATCTTGCACCGCGCTGAAATGCGTTTGTGGTCGAAAGGTCAGCGGTGCGGATTAGCACGTCTTGCTGAGCCTCGACGCCTCCGTTTTCCGTTGAAGTAATGGAGAATCCGGCTTGCGGAACCAGCTTGATTGCCGAGCTTAGAAATTGCTTGAGTGCCATGGCTTAGGGTTGGGGGGAAAGTTTTTGATTAACCGCTTGAAGCTCGCGGACTGCATCGGAAAGGATATTTACAACGCGCTCGCCGTTCATCATGGTTGCCGGTTCGTTTGGCTGGGCGTATCGGAATCCCTCAGCACCAGGAACCATGCGTGGGACTGCTTTACTTGGTAGCTCGATTGCATCCTTGTATTGAGTGCGGATTTTTTCGATAAGTTCGCTGCCCATGCTTTCGCGGAGGTATTGACGATCTTGTTCCTGTTTTTTCGCATCCTCCTGATTGACTTCTCCGGTAATGAAGTTTCTCCGCGTGTTCATGAACCCACCAAGCTGCTGCCATGCTTCGGAAAAAGCTATTTTCAAGCCTCCGCCGATAGCATCACCTATGATACTGCCAATCATTACAAAGCGGGTAATATCGCCGTTTACTGCGTCGGATATGCTCATTCCCAGTAAGTTGCCCATTTCAGTAGCTTTGCCTTCGAGTTTGGGGATTCCTTCACCCATCGCATCAAGCGCGACTCTTAGTCCGTCATTGAATCCGGTTCCGAATGCGATTTTCACGCCGAGGATTGCATCCTTAGTCTTGGCAATTTTTCCGCTTGTGGTTTCCGCTCCTTTTTGGATCGCTCCAAAAAACAATCCGCCTTCCGATGTTGCTTCTTTAAATGCTTGCTTAACCTCCAATGCGGAAATTGCGCCGTCCTCCATGCGCTTCTTGAGTTGCACCATTGACTCTCCTGTCTTTTTGGATATTTGCTGCAACGGGTTAAATCCGGCATTCACAAATTGTAGAACTTCCTGCCCCATCAGTCGTCCCGCTGCGGTGGTTTGCGCGAATGCCAAGGCTAGGCTTCCGAATCTATCAGAGTTGCCCATTGAAACATCAGCAAGGTTTTTCAGGGTCGGCATAACGTCCTTTGCTTGCAACCCAAAAGCCATAAGGGTTTTCCCGGCTTTGGCATAATCCTCAATCGAAAGAGGTGACTTTGCCGCCTCTTTCCTAAAATCATCAAGCATGCCTTTTGTTACGCTTGCCGATTTGGTCAGCACCTCAAATTGCATGGTCAAATCCTCTATGGATGCTGCTGCTTCGGATGATCCTTTTACGAATGAAACAAGCCCCGCCGTCAACGCACCAGCTCCAAGCAATGCTGTCAACGCCGCGAACGGCGAAAGCAGACTCTTGCCTACCTTCATCGCCACGCCACCAAGTGACTTAAAAGCAGATTGCACGCGAGCCAGCCCGCGCTCGACGGCGGCTCCCGCGAATTTGAGGGTAAATGTGGTGCTGATGGCCATGGTCGTTTAGAAGTTGAATTTGGGTTTTGGTCGTTTCGCTATCGCGTTGAGCTTGTCGATGATTTCAGATTTCGCCTTGCCGCGCTGCTCGATTGATTCGATCTCGCGCCCGGCTTCGATCCATGCGCAGGACATGAGCTGGTTCACCAGCTCGGCTGGCAGTTCGTAAAGTAGTTGATCGCGGGTGAGGTTGCATTTGCCGAGGGTGTAGATGATTACCGCTTCCGCGCACGGGTCGCAGGCTTGCGGCTTTTGGCTGCCTGCGCCGGGGCTTTTTTTGGGACTGTCATGCTGGCGAAGTAGGATTCGATCTCCTTGCTTGCGTGCGTCCAGAGCGCCACCAGAGAGCGGCTTGTGGACTCCATGAGGAAAGTTGTCACGCGAGCCTTTGCTGCCGCCCCCTTGATGCCCTGGAGCGTCTTGGGATCGGTGGTGAACGCGAAGCAGATTTCGGCGAGCGCGTAATCGTCCACGTTGCCCTTCTGCGTCATCACCGGGTTCTTGCGCTCGGTGAGCCAGTGGATGTGACCGTATGCGCAGGGGTGCGCTTTGTGTCCGGCGATGGTCTGCGGTTGTGCGTATGCTGGTTTCGATTTCATAAGTAGGAAAGAAGTTGAAGCTGTTTTGATTTCGGCAGGTTCCCGTCGAGCATGACGATGGATGCGCCGGCGTTGACGAATGTTTTGGGGATTGAGTTTTTCGCCCAGTCAACTGCTGCCCAGCGGTTGACGATGTAGCAGATGACATACGTCAACGGCGATTCGGGCAGCTCGTGTTCCAAGGCTGAGACGCGGTTTACATCCTTGCGAATGCTGTCCCGCGAAACGCCGAGGAACGAAGCGCCTTTCTCGATCCAGTCTGCTTGCGACTTTGCACCTCGGGCATATTTCGAGAAATCCATGACCGTGCCGAATGGATGTGACGGGAAATCCCGCTTGAACTCGTCGGGATGCTTCCACGCTTTGCTGATCTCCCTCGTATCATACTTGCCGCATTCCGAGACGGAATTGAGGCGGAACGAAAGGTAGTCATGCCCATCATCCGATTGGATGACCTCGGCAGGCTCAGGAAAACAAGGTGCTATGCCGATGCTCATGCACGCGGCGAAAAAGTTGATGTCACCCGTGCGATGGGTCGAAAGTTGCGGTGTCATATTTCATGGGGTTGGAATCCTTAGGTCAGCGAAACAGGAGAGTTGGTCACGACTTCGGGATGGAAGATCGCGGAAATGTCGCCAGTCTCGAAATCGCTGTTGGCGCGCTTCAGGGAAGCTGCGTAAACGACCACGCCAGCGTTAGCGACGGCAGATCCGAAGATGCCCTTGGTGTTCAGGCCGAGCGTATCGTTGCTGCTATTCAGGAGGGTCAGCACCGATGCAATGGCAGGGGTCATGCCTGCTGTCTTGGTGGTGACAACGCCGGACATTTTGATGTCAGTCCTCGGATCGGCGAGCGTGAAACCTACGGTCGATCCGATGTGGTTTTTTACGTCCACTTTGTCAGACTGATAATCGTAAGTGATTTCGCCAAGGAAAAGACCAGTAGCGGAGGTTTCATCGACGGTTCCGAAACGAGTGAGGGAAAAGTTGCGCGCGGCCATGTGCAAAGAATCCCGCGAATCGTGGCGAAAGTCAAATTTCGCAGGCAATCGCGGTTGCCTTCCAAGTCGTGACTCGATACCCGCCTTCTTCCGAGGTGATCGGTGCGTCGATCAATAGCTGAAAAACGCGGATGCCGAGCTGCGAATCCATCCACGATTCCGCGTCTGCGGATTGCACCTGCAATGCTAGGCTGTTGCGGAGGATGTCATGCTCGGCCTTGGTCGTTGCGACCTGCGCTGTGTCGCCTGGGGTCGTCACCAGCTTCGTCTCCCACTCGATTGTAAAGGCGCCGCTATCCATCACGCCGCCAGAATCAAATCGGCTGACAGAATCACCCTCGATGTAAATGCCGGGGTAAGCCTTGTCATCTTCGGTGTCGCGCATCGCAACGGGCAGGGTTGTCCCGCGTTGAATCCATCTTTTCCATGCGTCGAGTAATTTGTCGGTGTTCATTTTGATTTGTCTTTCTTGAGTCTAGCTTTGATAGCGGATTTATACCACTTCATGGTTTTCAATGCACCATGCAAAATTGCATTTTTAGCGTCGGATTTTTTTAGGACGTAATCGGTGGAAACGTGCGCGACGTTGTTTGTAATTTTTCCAACTGGCGACCAGACCGATCTGGCGATAGTTGCCGATCCTTCGGATTTAAACTTGTGCGCGTAGTTGGCGATGTTTTTCCCGATGGTGATCCGTGACCCCATCTTTGATTTTGCGCCGATGGCAATACCCGCCCCGATCCATCCCCCCTTGGCCTTACCGATTCGCCTCATTCTTGCTGCCGCCGCCGTCCTGCGATGCTCGTATGTGCAAGCTCCTTTAAGGTCTGGGGCGAGCCTTGGAACGCGGGCTTTTCTTGTCGTTCTGTTAAGGTCAATAAAATCGTTTACCTTTTTTGCGCTCGTTAGGTTTTGATCGGGAGTGAACTTGACCATTCTGCCGTTTATCTTCATTTCGGTCAGTTTCTTTTTCTTGAGCTTGCGAATAGCGTCTTGCGGAAAGATCACATATACTGCGCGGTTGATGTCTTTCCAAATTGCCGTTTCTTGCTTTTTCTTGGCATCTTTTTTCGTTCCCCAAGCTTGAGTTGATTGGATTAGGTCGCGGCAAGTTGCCACGCCCCATCTAGCAATCATGTCGTGGTTCGATTCACCAAACGACTTTGCCATCTTTTTCAGATCAGCTTCAATGTCCCTTGTTTTTACCTCGGCGCGAATCACGCCAAAGGTTATCGGGACGGGCGGCGAAAGTCAAAGCTAGCCCTGCCAACGGTCAAGATCAGGGAAGAGCCTCTTGATCTTGATGAAGTTGTTCGGGCGGTAAAACTCATCCTTGTGGCGCAGGCAGATGCCTTCGCCGCCGCGTGCCACGATGTCGGTTTCCATCTCGTCAAGCTCAGCATGATCGTCTATCGGGGCGTGGCTGATGACGGTGCAATGAGCAGGGAGGGTGAGCTTTTCGAGAGCCTTGATCCGGTCGATTGTCGTAACACGGAGAACGGCCATATCGAAGATCATAAAGCGAATGCCAGCCCAATCGCTGCCCTTGCGCTGCATCGCGGATTGAAGCTCGGCAAACGTGCCGTTGCCCATCCACAGCTCGCCGTCGAGGCGGACGGCTGGCATGACTGCCTTGAACCATGCGGGCGGATTGAGGATGTTCCCGTGGCGGGTGATGAACTCCGATCCCGTCCAGATTGCCCGCACGCCGTCCAGCTTTTCGCTGGCGAGGTAGTCGGTGATCTTGTCGGGGATTTCGTTCACGGGGAAAACTTATCGGCATTGCCTACCCGTGTAAAGAGTTTTTTACGCCGATTTGTTGGTTGAAATCAGCCCGATTGATACGAATGATGCGCCCTTGCTGATCGAGGAAATGCGCCACGTCTCGCTGCGTCCGACTGCCTTGTTGCCGAGGTAGGATGTGGTCGCTGCCGGGTAAGCTGCCGCAAAGGTGGAAGCCAGCACCACGAAGTCCATCATGCCATCGCGCTCGAAACCGCCCTCTTCGTAGTCCCGCGAGTTGCGGGCTTCGTTGTAGGTTCCGGCGATTGCCGTGCCGCCGTTGATCACCAGCGTCTCAGTGCCGATGACGGCTTGTGCAATCGGTGCAACGGCTGCGATGAAATCACTCAGAATGGACATGGCTGAGGATTGCTGGAAATGGGGCGAAAGTCAAAACCCTACCGAACAGGCTCCGGCGCTGCGGTGGTCGATGCGTCGTGGCGGTAGAAGTGCAGAATTTTCGGGATGTGCAATCCCGTCTTGATCCGCTGCCGGGCTTGCAAGCACCATATTTTGTCCTCGCCGTAATTCGACTCGCCGAACAGGCACTCATCCACCCGTTCGCGCTTCCAGGCGCAGACGTGCCACGGTGCGCGGAGGGTGATGCCTCCGGGCTTGAAAGCCTCGTCTTGGTTGTTGATGCCGAACTCAACGACGCTTTGCTGGCCGTTGTAGGTGGCACCTTGGAGGAACGTAATCACGTCCGCACCGCTGGCGGCGGCGGTCAGCAGCTCCTCGACGTAGCTGTCGGCGATGTCGTCATCATCATCCACGAACGCAATGTATTGCCCCCGCGCGATGTCGAGCAGTGCCTGCCGCTTCGCTCCGATGCTGCGTGTGCGGTTGTCACTCAGGATCAGGTGCTCGACGGCTTGACCGCCGATCTGCTCCTCGATCCTCCACTGGAGGCTTTGCAGTTGTCTCTCGCGTCCCGGTATCGTCGGGGTCAGTATGCTGAGTGTCGGTTTCATGTGTTTTTTTCTTAAAAATGTTGTCCCAGTTTTCCCGCCCTTGCTTGCTGAGGGCTTTTGATTGGATCGGCTCGCCGGTGATGTCGTTGTAGGCGCTCATGGTTTCAGTCGTTGATATGTTGCCAGCCCGGCGGCGTAGTTTTCGGGCGCGTTGCTGCGGGCATAGGTTTCATCCATCTCGCCCTTCCCGAACGCCGGGTGCATGTGCTCGATCACGATGTCTTTTGCGTCGATCACCACGCCGTCGGCATAGGCACGATCGGTGAAGTGGTTGTCGCTGAACATGCTGAAAAACTCAGGGTGAAAGAGGTATCCTTGATCTGCGTATCGGGCACGGGTGAGGATCGCCATGCAGAGCAGGTCGTCGGTGCGGTGCCCGTCACTGATAGCAAGGACGGCGGGCTTGCTGGCGTCTCCGATAGCAGCGAGGATCGCCGTGTCCCATCCTCTGAACGGCTTCCAGTCGTCGGAGAGTTGCAGTAGGACATCACCACGGCTGGCGGCTGCGGCTGCATTCCACGCGGCGACTGGGCCGCCATCACCGGCGAGAAATGCGGTAGGGAATCTGACAAAGACCTCGGCAGTTTCGTCGTTGTAGTCGGCAGCGAAAAGATGCTCAACGCGCTCCGGGTGGTCGGCCATGCGCAGCCACTCCATGCGTGTCCTGACCGCCTGCATGGGGCGCCCACGGGTGGCATGCAGGAGGCTGATGGTGGTCTTGCCGGATGTCGCCATCATATTGTGGCGGCGCGTGTCGGATTCGAGTGCACGCCCCGCCATGCGGAGGGATTGAAGGAAAAGGTCTTCTCGGAAAAATCCGTAGAACATCTTCCGATGATTCCAACACGGCTTGTCGGGGAATTTGCAGGTCATCATGTGGCGAGCGTAGCTCAATGCCCGTTGCGGCTCGTCGCAGGACATGGAAAGGGCTGTCAGCTCATACAGCGGCTCGGCGCGGCTTGGGTCTTCCGTCCATGCTTGCGTGTAGATCGCGGCTTTGTCGCCGTAATCATCGGCCATGGCGGCGAGGGTCATGTAGGTTTCAAAGCGTTCCGCCAGCCCGCCTTCTGGGTGGTCGAGAAACTCTCTGGCAAGCTCGATAGCGCGTGCGTCTCTGCGCCGAGAATACTCGATCATCAGATAAAAGGTATGCGCGTGCGTGCGGTCTTCGTCCGGGATGCTTTCGAGGATGGTCAGGTTGCGGTCTTTCGAGCATTCCCGATCCGGGCGCGGGATGTGGATGATCCGCGCATCGTTCGACTGGGATTGCTTAGCGGTTTCGCCGGCGACTTGGACGAGGTTTTCGTGGAGCGCGTTTTTCCAAGCATAGTTGCCGTTATTCCGCCAAGCACGCTCGCGGAAGTTGCCGATTACGCCCTGGTCACTGACGATGTAGGGGATGCTTAGGATGCCGACATCATCCGGCAGCTTAGCAAGCAGGGTGCGGAGGTGCTCCAGCCCTTCGGCGGTGTCGTCCATGTCTGCCCAGACGATCCAGTCCCCAGAGCAAAGCGCGGCGGATGCGTTGCGGGCTGCTGCGAAGTCATCGACGTGCGGCCAGTTGCGGGCGTTGTGATATTCGCTGATGATGCAGCCGCGAGCTTTTGCAATATCAAGCGTCCCATCGGGGTCTTGGGTGCCGATGGCTCGAACCATCACGATCTCGTCAAAGTGCGGCTGAAATACATCCAGAAAACGCTCAACGTCCTTCTCACAATTCCCGGTAATAACCGACAGGCTGATTTTCATATTTCTTGGGAGGGGATACCCCTTGCCCACAAAGCCCCACCCCTTGTGAGGGTGAGGCGATGGGACATGAACACACCAAGAAATTAGTCTGTGCGGGCGATGAGGCCGATTCCGAGGGTGAGCGCGGCGGCCATACCGAAGAGGCACTCAACGCTGGCGAAGTGGCGACCTTTGCCGGGGTTGAAGTGGCGGCGATAGGTGAATCCGAGTCCGGTTTCTGGATCGGTCACGGTTTCGACTGCGAGGTAGCTTTCTCCACCGTCCTGCGGCTGGAGCTGGCGAACTGCAACTGCCATCGCGTCGGAGTGAGCGAGGAAGCCGATGATCGAGAGCGAGGCACCGATGGTGGTGAGGTTGGTCTGATACACATCCATGCCGAGAAGGCGTGGAATGCGAGCTTCGCGGATTCCTTCGCTGCCACCGTATTGGAAGGCTTGCGTGATGTTCGCATCGCTTTCAAGTTGGAAGTGCAGGTCTGGATTCGCAATGAGCGAGACTGCATCCATTGGCACTTGGCGATTGATGAGAGTCTTGCGTGCTGCGCGGATTTGAGCCAGTCCAGTTCCGCCGATGGTGACGGCAGTTGCGGCAGGGCTGCCGAAAGATGCCACGGTGAGTGCGTTGAACACGTTCTGCATACACTTGCGAGCAAGTGCGCGGCCTTGGTTGGCAGCGAAGTTGGCAATGTCAGCAGCACCAGAATTTGAATACTGGATGTCGGTCAGGTCAACGCCGACAACTTGATGTTGATCGAGGTTGACTGTGATCGCGGCGATGGTGCCAGCTTCGGTTTCGTATGGGCTACCACTGTTGTTCGCATAGGCGAAGGTTGTGGAGTCCAGTGCGGAAACGCGAGGGATGATGATAGCGTCACCTTTGCGGCGAGCTTCATTGGAGTAACTGCGGGTGAAGGCAGAGAGAGGAAGAAGTCCAGCGGTGAATGCGCGGAGAACTTCTTGGACGTAGATTTTGTCAACGAATGTAGAGGCCATAGTGGTATTTGATTAAGAGTTGATTTGAGATTGTTCAGCAAGAATTGCCTTGCGGTTTGCTTCGTAAAAACGGGTTGCTTCTTCACCTTTCAGCTCTTTGAAAACCTCAAGGATGGAGAGGGTTTCTTGGTTG